CTTGAGGGTGGCCTTGTCCACAGGCTCATAAGGTGCCTGCTGGTACGTGTGGTCTGAGTAAGGCAGAAAAGAGATACCACTGACCTTATCAAACTTGTTGTACAGCCACTGTCCCACCTCCAGAAACTCGTTGTCTCTATAGTAGCAAGTCATAGACGGCTTGTGCTCACACCAGTAGTCCTGATATATCTCCCACAGATCCAACTGCTCCATAGCACCCATGTCTGAGGCTGTCACAGCGCCCTCAGGAGACGCAATAGGGAAGGAGAATACCCTAGTACTTGGTGACATCGCATCGTCCTCCACAGGCACTCCTGCGGCCTCTAGGACGCTGCAAAGTGGGTCACGAGCATCTGCACGTACTCTGCGTATGTATTGTGCACTATAACGAGGATGGATACCACTAGCGCTATCGACCAACTGACTAACAGTGCCGCTAGGCTTGACCGCAGTAATAGCGGTAGAAGCGTTGATACCCAGTTTCTCTGCCCACTGCTTGTTAGTTTCAATTGCTTCCTCCCGCATCTCTGTAAGCCACTTCTTCAGCTTGGCCTTGTCTCCTCTACCGGACAGCATTGGGTGATCCATGATGCCTGTCAAGGATACACCAAGTAGTGCCTCTTCCTGTGTGTTTAGTTTCCAAATATTTCTGAGATATCTGAAGTTGGTGAGGGTGGCCTGAAGAGTCCCAAGGATAGTCGCAACCCTAACTTTTCGTTTGAGACTTGCGAGTGTATCCTGTGGCCTAACAACAACCTCTGAAAGATTGCAGAACTGGTAGGGTCTGAGGATGATTTCGCTGCATGGATTAGTTCCAAAATCGTAGGTAGCATCTCTTCGTTCATTTTTTGCAGCTTGTTTTTGACTTGCCACTCTGCTAAAGACACCTCGTTCGCCAGATTTAGATTCATATAAGCTAGTCCACTCGTTGAGAAAGGCTTCAAAGTCTGGCTTCTCTGTGTAACACGCTGAGTTATTCGCCAGACCACGCTGGGGTTCATCTATGTACCACTGTCCGTGTTTGCATCTTCGGAGTCTGTCGTCCGTGAGGTTACTGAGGCTGATAAGGGCGCTTCTCCTGACTCCTCCGACGACGACGATTTGAGCAATCTTGCAGCAAAGATCGTGGCATTCAATGGAGCTAAGTTTTCGTCCAGATGCTGTCTTAAAGAGTTCAACTGTAAACTTGAAGAGATCAACGAGAGGTTCTGGACCACTTGCACGACCTCCGAAAGTCTTGAGTGCGGCACCTGCAGGTCGTACTCTACTAATGTCCCATTGTGGGACTTGACCTGTATACAGCAGTGATACCAGTTCCCTAAACGATTTCGCCCATCCGATCTTTGAATCCGCAACATTAATAACTGTATCGGTTGCATGAAACTCCTCCGCAACTTCCGGTAACTTCTGTATGTACTGCCGCTCGACGCTAAAGCCCACGCCTGTGCCACACAGAAGCACGTACATGAGTTCATCAAACGCCTTAGGGTGATCTATGGGTAGGTAGCTACAGTTAAACCCTGCTACGTTGTCACGCTCCAGTGCGTCTCCTGCGGTCATCAGCGCCCTCATGCTGGGCATTACGTCTAGGTCATGTATAGACTTGAATATCTCTGATACGTCAAAGTCGTTGAGGTGTCCACGGTCTACCCAAAAGTTGATGTACCTGTTTACTGTTTCTTCCCAAGTCTCCCTACGCTTTTCCTCAGGCAAGTACCTAGCGTAGCGTGACTTGTGTATGTACTGTTGATATGCGTCCATCTATTCTGTTACTCCTAGCGTTTCGTTAATGATTGCTTGTGCTGCTAACTGTAGTAGCATGTACACTCCATCAGGGTACTGCTCGTTGGACGCTACTTCAAACATCTGACCGTCCTCGTACATCACAACGACCACCTTAGGTTTGTTACCTTCAGACTCCTGTATCTGCGCTTTGGCTGCAAACGCAGTCAGAAACTCAGCCGTTGTTATCTCCTTTTCTTCTGTCTTTGTTCCAAACTTCCCTGTGCCATCTATTATCTTCACAAGGCAACCTCCTTGATTAACCACTCTAGGTAGACACGAGCTTTCCGTAGATCCTCTACACCGTTCTTGTACTCGTAACGCCAGAGGTACTTCAGACAGTTTCCCTTTAGGTATCCCTTGTACTCTTGTGGGTGCATAGACGCCTTGATTGCTTCAATGGCCTCAATAGCTCCCTTGTTGTAGTGATCTGGCTGTGCCACAGGGTCGTGCTTGTCCTGAGGGTGGTACAGTTTGCCTGTGAATGTCTTAGACATCCTGTCCCACTCCTCTGTAGTAATGTCGTCTATGGACCTACTTTCCTGACAGTTCTTACGCAGCTTCTCACAGTCTTTTTCAAACTTTGCACAGTCGTCTTCAGTCATGTTCCACTCATTCTGCATATTCTTCCTCCTCTAGCTCCTCCTGAAAACCGTCAAGTTTGCGTATTAGTTTATCCTCAAACCTATCCAGAAGTTCCTCAGCAGAGATTTGTAGTGCTTCCAGAAGATCGTCAGGGTCGTACAACCGCAACAGCCGCTCCTTAATTTCTTCTAGTGTCAGAGACATAATCAACCAACTCCTTAAGTGTATCTATATTATACCATAGAATATTGTGTTTGTCACACCATTCAGCCATAGTAAGTTTGGTACTTTTACTCACTTTCTGATTAGGCTTCATCAGGACAAATATGAGTTCTTGCGTCCACGGTATTGACCTAGCGACCGCTCTATACTTCTGCGTGTCTCCTGCACGAAAGTATCCTTTGCACTCAATGAGGTACGTCCGTCCGTTTTTCTCGTACACGAAGTCTGGTGTGTACTTCCGTGGGATGATGTAGTCCACTTGGAACGGTTCGTAACTAAAACCAAATGGTTGTAACTGCTTTGCAACATCTTCTTCAAACCCCGACCTAAAGTTACTGTGCTTGGATTTCCGTGACCTTCGGCTCATTGAACACCTCTGTTAAATATCTTGGACCACTTGAGTACAGGAATGTTCTTACTTCGGGCCAGCATGTAAACTTGTAGGGACAGTAAGAACAACCAACGGCGAGCTTTTGATTTCCACTTTTGCCATCTGGTACGGTCTTGTGACAAACCTGAGGCCACTCTGGTTGCTCTACGAGCTTTTTTACGTGCTCTATGCGCTCCTCTATGTCGTAGCTTATCTTGTCGTACACCGGAGCCTGCGTGTCTGCAGAGTCGTACATGAGGTACGTCAGGTGCCCGTTCTGTTTGTCCATAGCTAACCAACCAAACGATGTGTCACCTTCGGCGTGTGCGTACCCTTTAATTTGAGCAACGTACCCAAACGGGTCATCATAAGCCAAACTTCCGTCTTTGAATTTTTTAAACCCAAAAGTGGAAGTGCTTTTAACATCAGTGACAACACCATCAATTTTGCAGTCCATATGACCGATAATGCCCGAAACTTCACACTGTTTTTGTTCATCAGTAACCTCGTGTCCTGATATTTTGGTTAAGAATAAAAGCATCTCCTCAATTAGATGCCCGTACATAAACTTGACGTGCGTGTTAGGCGTCATCTCCTCTTGCACATCAGAGTTATTCACCACGTTCCACAGATACCTGTCGTCTCGCCCTATGTTAGACATCCGCAGCTTGCGTCCGTCACGTTGCTCTGTGAACAGCTTGGTCATCAGGCGTTTGCACCCTTCGCCAAAGTTTTCTATCTCTTCGTAGAGGTCTACATCCTCTGGCACTTCCTTGGAAGCAACCACGGCATAGATGTCGTCTACCAGTGAATAAATATTTTTCATTTATGTTGCTCCATTAGTTCAGAGATAGAGTCTCTGGCTTTCTCTGGTGTGCAGTTGAACCACTCACCCTTACGACCATACGTTTTCTCTAGCAGACTGTGTGCCTCTGCCTCAGCAGACCGTCGGTCAGCCACAGACCAGTTGGTGAACAATTCGTAGTCCCTAAACGGTGACGACGTTTGATACCCGTTAAGTCTGTCCTCTGAGTCCACAGCCATGCCCACCTTGACCCACTCAGGGAAGTTAGGATTAGTAATGATGTACACCTGTCCCTCACGACTCAGTTCGTACTTTGCTAGACTATCAAAAGCTGCGTCAGTAAAAGTCTTGTAGCGTCCGGGTTTGTACAGAGGATGTGACATAGGTATGTATTTACCGTTTACCCACATTCTGTTTGGGTTGTTTTTTTTGTGCTGTTCTTTGTTATGTTTTTTCTTACAAGGCAAACACCTTCCATCTAATCCGTCTTTGCTTCCGTTATTTTTATGAAAATTATTTACTGTTTTTTCTTTTTCGCAAATTGTACATTTTTTTGTTTCCATATTAGTGTGTCTCCGACCACGTTTGTCCGACCTTGTATTCTCCGTCGAGTGGACATCTGAGTTCAAAAGAAACGCCAGCCGCCTTGATGCACTCAACTGCGAGCCAGCCGAACTTCTCTGCTTGTTCTGTAACCACCTCCGATTGTATCTCGTCATGTACGTTCCCTATAAACTTGTAGTCAATGCTGTGCTGAGTAGCGTAGTCATCCAGAAGCACCAGAGCCTTCTTCATAACGATAGCACCTGCTGCCTGTAGTAGGGTATTCAGTGCACTATGTTCTGATCTGACCCAGAGTTTTCGTCCGTCGAGTCCAACGAGATGACCTTTCCTAGACGCTTCTCCAACTCGTTCTCGTAGAGCTTCAAGAGAAGGTGTGTTTCGTAGA